CTCCCACATGCAGATACTTATATTCGGCCCGAAGTCTCAATTCAACGAGCTCGCAAAAGGAATGATGTGCTATGTATATGAAGATTCCAAAATAAAAGAAGTATGGTATCAATGTGAAGCCTGCGGTAAAAAGATTTTTGAAACCGAAAAATATAAAATGATAAAGCTCGGTAAATGGCAGGCATTGCATCCTGAACGTATCAAGCATCGCAGCTTCCACGTCTGGGAAGCATATTCTCCCTGGGGATCCTGGGCGGATATATGTGAAACATTTAAAGCAGCTGAGCATAACATCGAACGTCTCAGAGTATTTATCAACACTGTAACAGGCGAAACATTTGACGAGAGTATACACGCTAAAATTACCGGCAATGCTCTTTATGATCGCCGTGAAGATTATTATCCGCATATTCCCGCCGATGTTTTATTTCTCACGGCATTTGTCGACGTCCAGGCGGACCGTCTTGAATGTTATGTTGAAGGCTGGGGACTCGAAGAAGAGAACTGGCTCATCGATTCATTCATATCGGAAGGCAAGCCAACCGACAAAACTACCTGGCAGCGGCTCGACGATTATCTGATGCTAAAAGAATTTGAATACGAAAACGGTTATAAAGTTAAATACGGACAGCCGGGCGGCATTCTCGCCGTCGGTATTGATAGTGGTGATCAGACTCCGATCGTATATACTTACGTCAAAGCCTGCAAAGGAAAAAGAATCTATGCAACGAAAGGTAATCGCGGCTGGGGACATGATGCCGTTGAGGAAACCAAATCTCGCAAGCTCCCTGTCCGGCTATTATTGATTGGTGTCAACGACGTAAAAAAACTTATTCGCGATCGTCTTCTCAACAAAGAACCCGGGCCGGGCTTTCAGCATTTCTGCAAGAAAGTAGAAATGGATTATTTTGACCAGCTGCTCAGCGAGCGCTTGCGTCTGAAGGAAGTTAACGGCATCCGGACATATATTTGGGAGCTGCCTTCAGGTAAGCGCAACGAAGCATTCGACTGTAAGGTTGGCAACTATGCAATTTATAAAAAAATAATATCCGGCATTAATCTGAAAATATACAAAGCTCGGCTCGATGCGAGGATGGAGGAATATGCCGTGCTCAAAGAGCAGAATAAAACCGAAGAAGAAATAAAAACTCAGTTTCAATCCAAACCAAAACAAAAACCGAAAGCCAAAAGAAAAGGCTGGATGGACGGATATAAATACTGATGCATGTAGATCTCGATCCAGATAACGCCGTGCGTTACAATAACGCATCACAGAGATCCAACCGGTCTGTGCGCAAGATAGTTAACGCAATACTCCGTTCCGTCGAAGAGGCTGACATTACGGAAGTTGTTGAAATTAAATTAAAGCAGGATATAGAATTACCGCGCAAACGTATAAAACCCCTCATAATTCGCCATTCAAAGAGCTGGAACATACAAATTTAGGCCTATTTATCAAGATTGTGTACAAAAAACGGACGGAAAACGGACGTAGCATGTTGTTGACGGAATTTTTATTCTTGTAGTGAAGCTGACGAGCTTTTTTAAGTTTAATCCAACCCGATCCTATATAGGGGGATCGGGTTTTTTATTTTATGAACATACCAACAAATATACGAGCCGGCGATGAGTATGAATGGACAATTTCCAATGGAGATTATCCGGCCGGCGATGGATATGCATTCAATCTTTACATTCGCGGCACTGCGACACTCGATCTCGCCGGTGTTGCATCCGGTGACGATTTTATTATTACACTCACATCGGCGCAAAGCGCAACATTAGTAAGCGGCATATATACTCTCCAGGGCAGGTTTTCCAAATCCGAAAAATCGTACACACCGTCCGGTTATGTTCAAACAATCGAAGTCCTTCCTGATATCTCAACGCAAACAGCCGGCTACGATGGACGCTCTCATGCAAGGATAACGCTGGATCGCATCGAATCAGCGATTGAAAAACTTTCCATTGAGCCGACAATAACCGTATCGATTGACGGCGTAAGCTATCAACACACAGACCTTAACAGATTGTTTGCAATGAAGAAAAGATATGAGCTCGAAATCCGATACGAAGAAGATGCCGAGCGCATTGCAAAAGGACTCGGACGGAAAAAAATATTAACGCGATTCGATAAAACATCATGAGCCTAAAAACCAAATTATACAACGCGCTTGACATTGCAACAAAGGATGAAATCGATACCGCATATCGGCGCGGGATAAAAAAAGGTTTTAGAGATTATGCTGGCGCGCAGATCAACCGCCTTACATCCGACTGGGTGAGCTCCACAACATCTATTCAAAATGATATTCGTGGAAGTTTTATAATTCTACGCGAACGTGCGCGTGATCTTGCAAAAAATAATCACATGATGAAGCGCTGGCTGCATCTGTGCAAAGCCAACATCATAGGGCCTAACGGTTTTACATTCCAAAGCAATGTAACTGAATTTGTAGAAGACCCTGCCACAAAAACCGTAAAGCGTGTATCCGATAAGCGTGCGAACGATAAAATCGAAGAAGCCTTTCGCGATTGGTCGTTGCCGGCAAACTGCTCGGTCAATGGACGTTTAAGTTTTCGCCAAATCTGCAATCAGGTAATCGAATATAAAAAGCGCGACGGCGAAGCATTTATCTGGAAACTCCGCAATAAATCAAAATATGGATTTCAGCTGCACATTCTTGCACCTGAAGCATTGGATGAACAGAAAACCGAGTTGCTTCCGAACGGCAACAAGGTATTTATGGGTATAGAGCTGGACAGCTGGAACCGTCCGGTAAATTATTATTTTAAAAAATCCGATCCGCATCTTGAAATTTACGGCATGACAAGTTACACACGCGAGCATACGATCGTGCCGGCATCCCAGATTATACATTTTTTCCAGCAGGAATATGAAAATCAAACGCGTGGTGTGACTGAAGCCACACAGGCGATGCTTCTTTTAAAGCATTTGCATGGTTATGATGAAAGCGTTGTTGTCAATGCCCGGGCAACTGCCGCAAAAGGCATGTATCTCGAAACCGATCCAAACAATCCGGATAATTACAAGGGCGACGATGAAGATGCAAGCGGTAATATAATTTCGTCAATGGAGCCTGGTGCCGTTGAACAGTTGCCTGCAGGAATGAAAGCGCACTTATTGGATCCCACTTACCCGAGCGATCAATACGGTCCGTATCAGCGTGCTATGGGTTTAAAATTATCCGCCGGTCTGAATGTTGCCTATGCATCGTTGACAAACGATCTAAGTGACGCCAACTATGGAAGCAATCGTGTAGGGTTGCTTGATGAACGCTGCCAGTGGCAGATTGAACAGCAGGATTTTATCGACAGTGTGCTGCTCAATATTTTCCCCGACTGGCTCGAAATGGCGCTTCTAAAAGTTATAGATCTTCCTTTTGAGAAATTTGAAAAATTCAACAAGCCCGTCTGGACCGGCCGCCGCTGGGATTGGATAGATCCGTTGAAAGACGCGACTGCAAAAATTATGGAGCTCCGCACCGGCCAGACGTCCCCCTATAAACTTGCAGCCGAACGCGGAGAGGATCCGGAAGAGACGCTTGACGACCTTGCGGCGTTCTATGCGATGGCAAAAGCAAAAGGAGTGCCGCTTAATCTTGACGGTATAACAATCAACATTGATAATTCGCAGGAAAATAAAACAAAAGGAAAAGATCAGGACAATGAACGTCTTGAACTGATTCCTTTAAATGGCAACGGTAAACATTAAAGAGGTTCCTATGGATCAGAAAGCACGCGAGCAAATATTGGGGCACCTGCATACGCGCAGAATAATTTTAAACCGCGACGGCAAAAGAGACAATGAAAACCGCACGATGGAAATGTCGTTTTCGTCGGAGACCCCGTGTGAAAGATGGTGGGGTATTGAAATACTCTCGCATGATGCCGGCTCCATCCGGATGGATCGCGCATCGCAGGGCCTGCCGTATCTGATGGACCATAACATACGAGATCAGCGCGGTCGGATTGAAAATTTTGTGCTTGGCGAAAAAAAGACCGCAGGTGTA